GACCCTCATCCCCGTAAAGTGGAGCGTTGGCCAACCCATGGGGTTTGGGCCTAGCTTCCCACTAGCCACACTTACCCATGCCGCGTTAATTCGCGGTATTGGGGGTGGAAACTTGTTCCGTGTTGTTGGCGACGATGTGGCAATAGCCATTCCCGGCGTCAGCAAAAGGTACAAGTCGCTCATCCAGAGCCTTGGTGTCGTGATTAACGATGCCAAGAGCATGGTGAGCAACGAGTTTGCCGAATTCTGTGGCAAAACACTCAGCCGTAGCGGTGAAACGCCAGCGGTGAAATGTAAGCTCGTTGAGGGCGAGGACCAACTAGTTCGTTATTACGACTTTTATGGTCACTCGGTCTACCCATACCTCAGCTCGAAAGAGCGAGATTGGTGTAGAAAGGTTACACTACCTGAAGACCTTGGTGGTCTCGGTATGTGTTTACCTGGTCAAAAACATGTAGAGAGGTTAAACTCCCTAGATGTAGACCGGATTGCGCGCCATAGACAAGATGCTAGCCTCGAAGAGTTCATCGGGGTCCGCGTCGTCTTGCAAGCATCCTACGAGCATGTTGTTGACTTTGATTGGGTCAATCGCATCTCGAGAGAGCCTAAAACAGGTGCATGGATGGCAACCCCTCTTTTAGAGGAACCGGACATGTCTGCCCAGCCCCTCCTGTCAGGAGAACCCGACGGAGAGTGCTCAACCCCATACCGCGTAGAATCGTGGATGGATTTGGTTGATAGGTTTACGCGTGAACATCAACGCGAGGGTACCAAACTGCTCCCGGACGAATTGAAGTATTTCTACTTTGATAAGTACGGGTTCATCGATAGACGTCAGAAACAGTGTGAACTGCCAATGGCGCCAACTTGGAGTAATTCACATGACGCAAAAAACGTCAGAAACCACCCCTGCTACTTCCGAACCAACGTCGTCGAGCATCGAACCGAAGTCCAACACCCCTCTGGGGCCGAGGCCCAAGGTAGAGGAGAAACCCAAGGTCACCAGAAAACCGGTGAAACCGAAGGGCTCGAAACGAAAAGTTGTCGTGAAGGAAGCAAAATCAAACAGGAGTTACACTCCTATGATTAGCTTTGACAGCCGAAGCAAACAGCTCAAATTCTCAACCGCAACGCAAGTTGACGGTGAGCCCGCGACTGTAAGAGAGGCTTATGTCTCGCTCGAAACAATGAACGAAGATGTTCGCCAACTCTTGATTTCCACCGCTAAGCTTGCAATAGCCTACGCGAATGGGGTCGACATCGCTAGTAAACGTCGTATCCGTCTGAAACAGAAGAACGGTACGTTCGTCGAAAGCGAGCAACCTAGCTTGGTAAAGGGTCTCGTTGACAAGATAAAACTTGCAGCGATAACCGCCAAGCCTACTGCTCCCAAGGCTGAGGAGGACAATGCGAAAGCATCCGTCACTGAAGCTGAGGACACACAGACAGTTTAACTGACTGTCGCAAAATCCGCATCTCTGCGGTGGGGCATGTCATACCCACGACTCACTGTGTTCGCGATAAGCGACACTGTGTTGAACCGTAAAGTCCGGCCGTAAGTAAGGGTCGTTAAGGGGGCTT